ATTCAGAGCAGGACAGATAGAGGTTGTCAACAAACTGAAAGCTGTCCTCAAACAACAGCAAGGAGGAAAGTAATATGGGTGGATCACCAAAGATTAGTGGTGGAATGACCTTTGCTGAGCAGCAAAAGCTGATGGCAGAAGAAAGAGAATTCCAGAAACAACAAGAAGAAGAGCGACGAAAAGCTGCTGAAGACGCAGAAACCAGAAGAGTCGCTAGAGAAAAAGCCGAAAGAGAACAACTTAAGGCTCAAGAAGAACAAGCCGTTCAAGAAGCATCACAAGCTGAGCAAGAAGCTATATTAGAAGCACAGGCTCAAGCTGAAGAAACTCAGATGCAGGGTATTCAAGGTACTAATGTTCGCACATTAGATTTTTATTCTTCACTATATAACGGTATGAATAACCAGTAAGGAGCTATCAATGACAGGTAATCTAGTTGATCGCTTCCGAATGTTGGATGCTATGCGAACATCCAAGTTATACAGAGCAAGACTATGTTCTGCTCTTACAATTCCTAGTCTTCTTCCCCCTGAAGGGTGGACTGAAGAAATGGAACTACCACAGCCAACATCCTCTGTTGGTGCTAGAGGAGTAACTTCTTTAGCAAGCCGAATGCTTTCGGCAATGATGCCTTTAAATGATACTCCATTCTTTAAGTTTGGTCTGCGGTCTGGTGTGGAACCTACTGCAGAAATTGGTCAGTATTTAGAAACAATGAGCTATCAAGTTTATCGCAAGCTTATTGGTACTAATTTACGAGAAACAATCTATCAAGCTATTCAAAACTTAATTGTTATTGGAGATTGCTTGGTACATGAGATGGATGATTTTAAATTCCGTGTTACCCGCTTGGATCAGTATGTGGTTCAGCGTACCGTAGCTGGAGATGTAAATGAAATCATTCATATTGAATACGATTTAGTAGATCCAGAAGTAATTAGTTATCACTACTCGCTTCCTCAATCTGCTAAAAAAGGTTATAAGACTACCTACTGTCAGTATCTAAAAGAGGATAATGTATGGAAGTACAAAAAAGAAGACTCCGATGGTTCAGTACTAGCGGAAGGTGTCTACGAAGTTTGTCCTGTGACGGTCCTACGGTGGTATGGCATACCCGGAGAAAACTACGGAAGGTCGCACTGCGAAGATATCCTAGGAGATCTCTCAAGTCTTGACGGTTATACACGGGCAATGCTTGATGGCATGGCTGCTGCTTCCGCTTTCTGGATGTGTATTGATCCATCCGGCATTACCGAAGTAGATGACATTGCCGATTCTACCAATGGTTCATGGGTTCCTGTAAGACAACAGGATGTATTCGTCCTGTCTCCATCACAGACAATGAATCCACAGATTGGTGCTGCTCAAACTGCCGTTCAAACTATGCGCAGTGAGATCGGTCAAGCTTTCTTAATGTCTAGTGCTTCTATTCCTAGTGGCGACCGTGTTACTGCGACTGCTGTTAGAATGATTGGCTCAGAACTTGAGACAGTTCTAGGCGGGGCATTCTCTGCTATTGCCAGAGATCTTATGGAACCTATTGTAAAGCGTTCAGTTTTCTTAATGATTGAAGCCGAAGAACTAGATCAGCGAATGTATGAGCAGTTCTTTGATGCTGAAGGCTCACTTACTACAGAAGTAATTACTGGTCTACAGGCTCTTAGCCGTGATACAGATCTCCAGAAGCTTATGCAGATGGGTGAAATGGTACGAAACCTACCAGAACAGGCAGCAATGTCTTTCAAGTGGGATGAATACGCAAGAGCACTTATTACTTCTCTTGGCTTTGATGCTCGTAATTGGGTGCGCTCAGCTGAAGATATCCAGAGAGAGCAGATGCAGCAGCAGCAGATGATGATGCAGCAGCAGACAATGCAAGCTGGTGGTCAGGCTGTAGCTGGTGCTCTAGGCAATCTAGCAGTAACTGCTGGTCAGCAAGACCTAGCTCAGAATGGTGGACAAGGTATTATGAATGTCCTACAAAACTCAGGTGCTGATATGTCAGCATTTACAGGAGGTTAATGATGGCTAAAAAAGTAAACAAAGCTAGTATGCCTTGCAACCAACCACGCAAGTCTCCTAACCCAGCCAAGAAGCGTGTGGTAAAAGCTTGTGCTAATGGTCAAGAAAAAATTATTCATTATGGAGCAACAGGTTATGGACACAACTATAGTCCTGCTGCCCGTAAATCTTTCCGTGCAAGGCACAAGTGCGGCTCTGCCAAGAACAAACTAAGTGCTCAATATTGGGCTTGCAAGGATCTCTGGGCTGGTCCCGGTGGTTCTAAGAAGTCATGTCCAAAGGGCAGAAAGTGTAAGAAGTAATGGCTAAAGACGCATGTTATAAAAAAGTAATGTCTCGCTATAAAAAGCACTCTGCTTATGCTTCAGGTGCTATGGTTCAGTGCCGTAAAGTTGGTGCTGCTAAGTGGGGTAACAAATCTAAGAGGAAGAAATAATGGCTAAGAAAAAAAAGAAAGCCGACTTCTCTCTTGAGAAAAAGAAAGGATTGCATGGCTGGTTTGCACGAAACAACGGAAAAGGTTGGATCGACTGCAAGACAGGTAAACCATGTGGTCGTAAAAGCGCAAGCGACAAAAGCAGGAAGTATCCTGCATGTCGCCCAACCAAGTCAATGTGTACCGCCAAGGGCGTTCGCGCCAAAAAAAGCGGGAAGCAAGTAAGGTGGGAATAATGCCATTCAAATCAAAACAACAGCGTAAGTTTATGTACGCAGTCCATCCAAAGATTGCAGCCCGTTGGTCTAAAGAAACACCAAAGGGAGCTAAACTTCCAACGAGAAAGAAAAAGAAAAAGTGAAATGCATCGTAATAGAACTTGGTCTTTTATTTCTCCCTTTTGGCGTTCAACCCATAATAGAATAGTCGATATAAATGGTTATATCCCAGCATTGCAGTATATTATATGGCAACCTTCTGATTTAGTATTCCTAAATACTAGAATGGCACTTAGTCCTATTAGAGATGCTGTTACAATTACAGATACTTATCAACCTGTACAACTAGGATGGGAATCAATATCGGGTATTGTTCCTAGAAATGTTATTTTATATTACCGAAAAAACGGTGGTAGTTGGGTTTCATTTGCTGAAAAAACTAATACAGCAGTTACCTTTACCGATGGTGATACTTTTCAATTAGGTGCTCAAACAGGAACAGCTACAGGATTATTTAGTCTCGTTTTATCTAATAATGTTGATGAATTACAATGCTCACAATTATTGACAATTTCTGTTTCTTAAATTTAAAGGACAATTAATGATTCATACACACACAATGACGCAACTTAAGACTATGCAAGAGTCAGTTAAACTAGCGTCTTATGCTACTAATAACTTAAGTGTAATGGGTGCTTCCACTTATTCCAATAACTTACCAACTATAACAACAGCTTTACCAACGGTTACCGCTGGTGGTGTTTTACTTGGTGGTACTTCTCTAAACTATTTGAAGATTATTCCAGTATTTAAGACAGGTATTACTGCTCCAAAGTTTAAAGTAACTGGTTGGAATAAACTTGTTAACTCAGCTAATGTTCATATTGGTTGGGTTCCTCAGTGTCTTTTTGAAGGTACTGTAACAATTGGAACAAACGCAATAACAGTCAATAGTGCAAATGATTTTAGAGTTCCACTAACTATTGTTAAGAATTTTGGTGATGGTAAAATATATAATGCAACAACAATTTTAGATACAGCTTTTGTTGTAGTTGATGCGCTTGGTTGCGAATACATTGAACTTGAGTTTGTTACTTCAGCTGGTTCAGCTGGAGTAGCACAAACAGCAAACGCAGCCAACGCTTTCTACGGAGTATTGTAATGCATCGCTTTAGGTCTTGGATATTAGCCCCACCTGCATGGAGAACACAAAGGAATCGTAGTCTTTCAATTGAAAGTGGTTCTACATTACCATCAGGTTTTATTAATGAAGATGGTTCTACATTATCCTTAAATTTCACTACTGGAGTTCTTGATCCTCGTTTGACATTTACGCGTAGTACAACCGGAACATTTATTAATGCCAGCGGTTTTGTTCAAACCGCAGCAATAAACGCTCCCCGCTTCGACCATGATCCAACAACTCTGATTCCACTCGGATTATTAATTGAAGGTCAAGCTACCAATCTCTTTAGATATAGCAATCCAATTAATCTTACTGATGATTATTGGGAATTAGATGGATACACGCTTGGAACTGGTGCAACTTCGCCAGATGGAACTTCTACATCATCACGGTTTACGGTCAATTCAAATAGCGGAGCGACATGTTCGATGCAGCAGAGTGTGACGATGAACGCTACTTCATGTACATTTTCCGTTTGGTTTAAAAATGGAACATTAACAGGAAGCAGTCCTTCAACTCTTACTAGCATTGGTATTAGAAACTTAACAACTGCAACAATTCTACTACAATTCTACTTTAATGCAACAAATCCAAGTTCAATAACCTATGTTACTGGAAGCACTGGAGCAAGCGTTGTTGCATATCCCAATGGTTGGTATCGCATCTCTGCAACTGTAACCAGCGGTATTACATCTGGTAATTTAATCACAGGTTGTTTTGCAGGTCTTGGTGGATCAGTCAATGGCGAACTAAACAATTATGCAGATTGGTGGGGACCACAAATAGAAGTAGGATCTGGTGCATCCTCGTACATTCCGACCGAGGCAAGTACGGTTACTAGAACTGCAGATGATTGCTTGCTTGATAATATTTCCACGGCATTTGGATTTAATGAATCTGAAGGTACAATTCTGATTCAATATGGGAACCGTAAGAATACTGGTTCCATGCGATCATATACATTCTTGCCAGCAAGCGGAACTAATAATCAAATTTTTGAATCAACTGGATCAGCATTTAATGTATATTCATCAGGAAGTTTTGTAGCCCAAATTGGAATTACAAGTGTATTAGCAGCAAATGTTTGTGCAGCATATAAACTTAATGATTACGCGGTATCAGTTAACGGTAATACGGTAGTAACGGATACTAATGGAACAGTTCCGTCATCATTGACGCGATTGAGTATTGGAGGAAGTATTGTAAATTCTGCTGCTTACAACTATGGCCCTATTTCGCTTTTTAAATATTGGCCAACTCGTCTTCCAAACGAACAACTAGAAACACTCACCGAATCCTAACATGGACTACCTACTAAAATATCAAACAGAAACAGATTTTAATGCTTCATTGGTTACTGCAGGTCTTTTACAAGAACACGCAGATACTGAAGGAACTATTTATCTAAATCCTATTTCTGGTGTTACTATAGACCGTATTGGTCCTATTTTTAAACTAGAGATATTAAATGAAGATGGTACAGTTCTTACACCTTATAGTGAAGATTTAGCATTTCATGCTAATCTACGACTATCGTTTGAACTTACTCCTGAACAAGAAGCAATGCTATCTCAAGTAAATCCTCCTCCAGCAATCCCTTATAGAGTATTTGCATAATGGCAAAGAAAACATATAAGTGCAATTGTGGAAAGACCACGACATGCACTGGCAAAGATGCTCAGAAAATGGTATACCCAAAGAAAGGAAAGAAATGAAGAAACCAATTAAGAAAGCAGTCAAGAAGGCTGCTGTAAAGAAAATGGCAGCTGAAAAAAAGATGGCTGCTAAAAAGAAGTCATATTAATTTAAAACCCTAACGAAAGATACACACTATGAATGAAGAGACTCCCGATATTATGGAACAATCCTTAGAGACTCCAGTAGTATCACAGGAACAATCTCTTACATCGACAGCAGAAGATGCTATTCTCTCCCGTGAGAAGGCTGCTTTTGACGCTTATGTAAGAAACCAAGGCATGGCAGTTCCTGAAAATTTCAAGGATGCTGGTGCTTGGTTTGAAAGCCTCAAGAATGCCCAAAAGGAATATACCAAGTCACGGCAAGAGGTAGCTGATCTGAAGAAGAAGTACGAGCAGACCCCCTCTACAGCAAACCCAGTCAAGCAGGAGGCTGCTCCTACCAAGGAAGAAATCCCTGTCGTACCAGAGGTACTGAAGATCCCAGAGAAGAAGGTAGAAGAGACACCCAAGGTTGAGCTACAGGTTGCAACTGAGGATGATTGGAAGCAGTGGACCGTTGAGTTCGCTACTAACAATGATCTCTCTCCTGAAACTTTGGACACAATTAAGAAGAAGACTAGCCTTCCTGAATCGGTCATCAATGAATATATGATTGGCCAGAAGGCAAAGCTTGAGATTGCTTATACCAAAGCAGCTGATCTCATCGGCGGTAAGGATCAACTTGCCAAGATGTTTGATTGGGCTAGTAAGAATCTAACTCAGGCTGAACAGAATTCTATTAATCAGAACCTCGCTTCTCCCGCTTGGGATATTGCTCTCTATGGCTTGCAAGCTAAGTATGCCAAGGCTACTGGCACAAGCAAGGCAGCAGAACCCAAGCAGACAGCAAAGGGTCAAGTACCCGTTGCCAGCACTCAGGAAAGCATTACCGCTTACCAAACTAAGCGTGAATTCATGGCTGAGCGCAATGATAGACGGTTTGAAGTTAATCCTAAGTTCCGCGAATATGTTGAACAAAGGATGCTACGAACTGATTTTACAAAACTACCCAAATAATCCGCACCTGAGACAGCGGATTGACTGAGGACAGCCTATGGGCAAATCCCCCCGTGTGGTAATGGATGGCCCTTGGCTGAACTCACTCAAGCAAGTAGACTCCTTTAGGAACAATCGAACGATTGAGCTTTCTATTATTGTCTCAAATTTTAGTCTACTTATAAAAGGAATAAACACATGCCACTAACAGATCACTTAGCCGGAACCGATATGGTTTACCGCGCTTCAACCTCTGCCGCTACTTCTGGCGGTACTCTCGGAGCAAATAAACTCTGGCTCCCACTCTGGTCTGGCGAAGTAATCAACGCCTACGATCAGTACAACATGTTTGAGAACATGGTCACCACCCGAACAATTTCTGGTGGTTTCTCTTACGAGTTCCCAATCACCGGAACCGTAGAACTCAAGGCTGCTTGGGAAGCTGGTGAAGAGCTTTCAGGTAAGGGCAACACCAGCCGTACCTTCAAGGTCAACCTTGACTCACGCCCAATGGCTGCTCACTTTGAGACTGACAACATTGACTTGCTCATCACTCAGTGGGATTACCGCTCTGAGCTAGCTCGTCAGTCTGGTCTAACTCTTGCTAACACCCGTGATCGTCAGCTTGCCGTAGCCCTACTCGCTGCTTGCGCTGTAGCTCCAATTACTAACGATCCCCGTGGTTCTGACTTCACAACCAATGCTTTCCAAGCTCCAATTGATGTAGGTGCTGTTGCTCCTTCAGCTGCAACTGAAACAACCGCTCTCAAGGTTCTAGAAGGTATTGAAGATTATCTTGTCAAGTGTCAGGAAAACGATGTACAGGTTAACAATGTTCACTGCGTTGTTACTCCAAAGGTCTTCCAAGTAATCCGTGCTCTTGGTATCACCAAGTCAGCTGATACTACCACTGCCTTTACAAAGGTTCCAATGTTCACAGGAGCGCAGGAGTTTGGTGGTGCTGGTGCTCCAATTTCAATGGGCATGAACGCCATGACCGACAGCCTAGAGTACATGGGTGTAAAGATTGTTAAGAGCAACCACCTACCCAAGACAAACCTTGAAAGTGCTGCTATCGGTTCTGCTAAGTACAACCTAAAGTGCGATGGCGTTAACCTCCACGGCATTATCTTCCAGCCAGAAGCAGTTGCTGGTCTATCCCTACAGGGTATGAAGGTTGATACCGTTGCTGATGTTCGTCGTAACACTCAGTTCACCGTTGCAAGCATGCTCAAGGGTACTGGTCTAGTTCGCCCAGAGCTTTGCCGTGCTATCGTTGGTATTGATGGTTCTACAAGCCGCAGCGATCTACGCACACTCTTGGACGGTGCTGCAAGCAACCTCACTAACGGCTTCAGCGCAGAGTACTTCTCTGTAGTCTAATGATTGATTCACACTCTACTTTCGGGTTTGTTTTTATAAACCGCGTTTGAAGAGGAGGTGATCATTATCTACCCCCGGCTCCCTTAAGTGGGAGCCGGGTGGTTTTTTTTGTTCTAACAACAAGGAGGCTATATGGGCTTAATTACTAAGTTACAAGCAATTAATCAAATGCTATTGGCTTCAGGTGAAAACCTTGTAGCCGACCTAGAAGGCGAATCAGGTATTGATACTGGAATTGCCAACACAATCCTAGAGCAGACTAGTCTTGACTACCAGTTAAGAGGTCTTGCTTCTAATAAGTTTATTAAAAAATATGAATTGACTGCTGATGGTACAATCGTATTTCCTACACCAGACAGCGATGAAGAAGGTATTCTAGCACTTGAGCTAGTTTCAAATCATTTTGCTGCGGATGGTATGACAATCATTAAAGCAAGAGGTTTATTTAATTCTTCTCCTGCTAGATTATGGAATATTACAGATAACACAGATATCTGGAAGCATCAATCTGGTCCTTATTATATCGAATATACAATGAAACTCCCTTGGGAAAATCTGGAAACAACGGCACAGCGAGCTATTCTTGCCACCGCTATGCGTCATTACCAGAGTATTACCCAAGGTGATGAAGCAACTGATGCTTTCTTAGGTTATCAGGAACAACTCCATAGTATCAAAGGTAAAGCATCAGATGTAAATGATAAGAAGAAAAACATCTTTTCATCCTCAAGTATTCTAAGAGATGCAGCAATGCGCTCTCGTTACTTCAGTGATCCAAACAGATTTAGGTACTGGCGTACCGGAGGAATTTAATGGCTATACGAAGACGAGGACCACGGGCTGGATTAGTTACAACTACTATTCCAGTTTATACCTTAAACAGTGTAGGGCGACAGTCTCCAAATAGAAGACAACCTAATGAAGCACAGAACATTGATAATGCTTTAGTGTCTCTTGAACGAAACTTTGAGAAGCGACCCGGCTTTGAGATTGTTCCACAGAAAACCGTGACTACGGCTTCTTCTTGGGATATTTCTTTAGACTCAATGCGGCTTGATTTATATGCATTAGCTGATGTTGATCCAACCCATGACTTATGGTTCTATTGGTATAGCATTAACGAAGACAATACCTTTTTAGTTGTAATTGATTTTGATGCTACTGTCGATGGTGATAAGTTATTCTATATCTTCCGTGTATACCCTACAGGATATTGGGAAGACCTAACACCAGCCACACAAACCAATGCAAGTGGTACAGTAAGTTCAATTACTAGAGCTTACATTACACACAATCCCAATAACAAGACAGCTAAAGAATCTCTTAAGGCTGTATCATTAGGATCAAGCATTGTTATTTTAAACAAAAATGTACGAGCTGGCTTTAGTTCAGATGTTGGTGGTAAGTTATTTGATCTCAACGGCGATGTCACAGTAACTGATGATATTGAGGGCCGTAAACTTACTTACTATACTGCATCTAAAGTTATGAAAGTATATGATACTGGTGATGATGGTTTTCCCCAAACTGCTGATGATGTTTTATTAGGCTGGAAACCAGCTGTCCACACAGGAAAAAGCAACGCAAATGGTAGCAATACGCATATTCACTTATCTACTGGATCATCTATAGCAAATGATGCTTATAATTGGTATGCTGTTACTGTGATAGCTGGACCGGGTATAGGTCAAACAAGATGGATTAAGGATTATGATGGTAGCACAAAACAAGTAACTATTTTTGGAGCTAATTTTAGTCCAAGTCCAACAGTTGATTCTAGATTTTCAGTAGATCTAAGTGTACAGAATGTACAAGGAACGGCTACTGCTGGTACTTCTAGTTCAATTACTTTAGATTCTTTTGCTTCTACTACTGATGGTGCGTATATTGGCCAAACAATAACAATTACTGCTGGTCCTGGTGCTGGAGAAAGTAAAGTAATAACAGCTTATAATGGCACAACCAAAGTTGCTACTATTTCTGGCACTTGGACTGTAACACCAACTTCTTCTTCTGTTTATTCTATTGTAATACAGACTGCTAATTATATTTCAGTAGATGATTATTTCTATTTTGAATCAGATAAACAGTATCTTGGTCAAAAGGTAGACGATCTTTCTGATGTAAAACTACCACCAGAAGCAGATGACTGGTATAGCAATAATTCTAAGCTAACAACAACTACAGATACTAAAGCAAGAGAAATGCTTAGATCTCTGTACGACGCTGATACAGACTTAAACAATATTATTGACGGTCGTGGTAAAGTTTTCTTTATGGTTAATCCCTATTTAAACTCTACCTCTGGTTTCTATAGAGTTATTTCTTGGAATCCAACAGAACAGAAGTTTTACTATGATGCAACAGATCCGCTTAAAGGTATCTATAAGACAAGTGGAACAACAGGTATTATTGTACATACAACAGAAATCACAACCGATGGTCGCCCTTATTTGCAGAAGGTAAGAACACCAGATGAGCATTCTTACATTGATCCAAGACGAATGCCACAAAAGCTTGTGGTAACAATTAATGCTTCCAATGTAACTACATGGAACATGGAGCCAATCAAATGGACTGCTAGAACTAGTGGTGACAAGCGATCTAATCCCGGTCCAAGTATCTTCAAGACTGTCGATAGAAAGTCATTAAGACAGATTCCTATTACAAGCATTGCAGTATTCAAAGATAGACTTTGGTTTGCTGCAGATGATGTTGTATTTTCATCACAAATGGGTGAATATGAAAACCTATTTTATGACGATCCTTCTAATATTGTAAGTACAGACCCTATTGATATTCGTGTCTCTTCAAATAACTATTGTGAAATCACAAGCATGACTCCGTTTGAAGATTATATGTTTATCAACACAAAGGCAAATACACAGTTCCAGTTAGCTGGTGCATCTGATGCTGAGATTTCACCAAGCAATGTCGCAGTAGCTCCAGTAACTTATTACTCTACTGCTCCTATTCTTGATCCTCAGTTTATTGGATCACGACTATATTTCTTTGACTCGCAGCGTCTGTTCCTGTTTACAGGCAAGGGAAACATGGGCTTTGCCTCGGCTGTCGAAGTATCCAGCCAAGCTGCTGGCTATCTTCCCCGAAAGTATCGTGCTGCAGCCACGGCTCCAGCTCAGGATACTTTGCTGTTTGTAGATGACGATCAGCCCAACCATATCTATGGTTATATTAATAGATTCAGTGGTGATCGGGTTATTCAAAACTCTTTCTATAGATATATTTTAGATGATCAGGAATCTATTGAAACTCTTCAATGCTATGACAACTATATGTATGTCGTAAGCAAAAGAGAGACAAGTCAGGATTCTGGTACTTATGTTTACTATCTCTATAGAAACTTAATGTTAAACGAAGATGTATATGTTCCTCGTCTTGATCGTATGTTTAAGATGAAGGTTATTAATAGTACTACAGATCTAACTAATTGGAATGCTGACTATGATCCATATACAGCAAGCACTACTTACAGATTACCCGGACATACTGATATTACAGATATATCTAAATACTTTGTAGTCTTGTTTAAAGGATGGGAAACAGACTCAGAAGATTTAAGCAATGTTGCTATTCAACCACTATCTGTAACAAACAAAGTAGATGCTAGTTCTAATCCATACACAGAAATTGTAGTTCTTGGTGCAGACTATGCAGTACAAAATTACTATGTCTATATCGGCATCAAGTATAAGATGCGAGTAGAACTTAGTACACTATTTGTTAGAGGTGAGAATAACAATATTATTGATGGTGTCTTGAATATTCGTAGTGCTGTCTTTAGACATTACTACACAGGCCCATATGATATTGAAGTTACTCATAGAGGAAGAACTGCATTTACTACAAGTTATATCCCAACTAGACCTGAATATACAGCCTACGAAGATACTCTTCCACTTGAGATTTTCCAAGTTCAAGGAGAGTTTGTTACAAAGATTATGGGCTATTCAGATTCAACTACAATATCTATTTCAAGTGAATACCCTACTCCAGTAAATATTACAAACATGGAATTCAAGGGCAAGTTCAAACAAAAGTATACAACTATTGATACTTAACCGGAGAAATAATGACAACATATAATAACCTAGAAATTGCTCAAGTTTCTCTGACATTTTCAGGGGAACTTAATCCTTCTATTTCTACTAGAACATTCGATTTAAGTACACTTAGCTTTCTTCCTAATGTTCCTCTTATAGATCAGATTGAGGTCGAGCGTATCTTTGATACAGGCTATGACACAAAGTTTGGTGAGAATGTATTTACCATTGCTGATAGACGGCAGATATTTATTCTTCCTAAAGCATGGTATTCAATTGATGAACAAACAAAGATTTTAACTGTTGTTGATCTTAGTACTATTCCAACTTATACTACTAATAGTTTATACTATCCATTATCTAGAACATTTGTATTAGAGACTCCAGATTCAAATGGAGATCCACAAACTTTAGATATTCCTAACTTCTTAGTTAACAATGTTGGTACAAGTGTTAATGGCGTTGTAAGACAAGCAGATACTGTAATCATTAGAAGAAAAACTTTATCTATTGACAGTATTGTTACTTTCGCTCCCGGCACAAGACTAACTACAACACAGTTAAATCTTCAGTTTAATCAGCTAAAGTTCATTCTTCAAGAACTTGTTGCTAAAATTAGAAATGAAATTATTCTGAAGTTTGATGAGAATGCTGTTGATGGTCCGTTCTTGGGTGGCAGCGATCTTAAGATGTCTAACAACTACATTACTGATCTAAATAGTTTATCTATTGGTGAAGTTAATGAAGAGTTTAGTACTGGTATTGGTTCTGGTCTAGTATCTGGTGCAACTTATGCAACCAATGTTGGTGCTGTTTATGATGCTATTACTAAGGGAACAGTACGCCGAACAACCATGAATGGTGGTGCGGATGTTCCATTCTCTGGTCATTTTACAGCAACTCCAATTGGAGGTTCTGCTTTAAGAATCACTAATATGGCTGATGCTCTTGCTGACACAGATGCAGCTACCCTTGGTCAGATTAGAAATGCAAATAACATAACACTAGGTACACTTGATCCTGCAAGAATTGCGAATAATAGCTTATCTTTAACTAAACTATCATCAACCGCAGGACAGGGATATACACTTCCTGTCGATGCTTTAGCAAACAGCGGAGTAACAGCAAATCCATATGGTGCTTCATCAGCGTCTAATACCAATAACATGGTATATATGACTGTCGATGATAAAGGACGAGTAACCAACCTTAACCACCGTAATCTAGATACTAATGATTTGCCAAATACAACAGTAACCGCACAAACTTACGGTCAATCTTCAGCTAACAACTCCAATAATATGGTGTCGTTTACTGTAGATGCTAAGGGTAGACTTACTGGAGCAAGCCAAAGAAGTCTATTAAATGCGGATTTACCAAACTCTACTGTTTCAAGTGGCACTTATGGTGCTGAAACTGGTACTGGAACAAACACACTTACACGATTTACTGTCGATACTAAAGGCATTATTACTAGTGCTTCTCATCGAAGTATAGAAGTAAATGACCTACCAGCAACAAACGTAACTGGATCAGGAACATATGGTCAAAATGCAGCAAATAACTCTAACAATATGTTACGAGTTACTTATGATGCTAAGGGTCGTGTAACAGCTATTACTCATCGTAGCATGGAAGTAAACGATCTTCCTGGTAGCATTCCTCTTAGTAAACTAAGTGCAACACTTTCACAGGGATATACTTTACCAAGTGATGCTATTGCCAATAATAGCATAAGTATAAGCCAAGTATCTTTTGCTACTGGTGGTATCATTAATAGTGCTGTATTGCCTAGTATTGATCTTGCTAATATTAACCCTGCAAATCGTGGTAGCTTTGTTCTTCCAGATGCAGCTCTTGCTAACATAGTAACAGCCGCTACTTATAATACGCAACCTGTAAAAGACATTACAGTTGATGCTAAGGGTCGTGTAACTACGGTAACACAGAGAGCAATTGCTGATGGAGATATTCCTACTCTCAGTGCTGGTAAAATTACTAGTGGTGTGTTTGATGATGCTCGCATTCCAGCTCCATCCACAGCTCCTACCGCTGGATCTTATGGTTCTGTAAATCAAGTCCCTGTAATTACTGTAGATGCTAAAGGTAGAATTAATACTATTTCTACTTCTACTGCTTTACAGACTACAAACCTTTCTGATTTTGCTTCTGCTTCTAATACTTTAATTGATGGTAGAGCTTTATCAAGAGGAACAGGAACTACATATGATGCTGGAAGTAGAAGGATTATTAATGTTGCTAATCCTACAGCTGATCAAGATGTAGTAACTAAAAAGTTTATAACTGATAGTTATACTCCAACAACAAATCTAGGCTCAGCAGTCTTATCTACAATTCAAAGTAATTCTGTTTTTTGGGATTCTACTAATAGTATATTTACTGCTAGTAGATCTTCTACTGATCAGAAAATAACAGGAGTTGCTCAGCCAACAGCAAACAACCACGCTGTTAATAAACAATACGCAGATTCAACTTTCCAAACAATAAGTGGACTAAGTGGTTCTGTTGTTCCTTTAGTAACTGCAAATGCTTTAGCTTGGGACTCTGGTAATTCTGTTTATACAGCAAACAATGGCAGCAATAGAAGAATTGCTAATGTTGCTAATCCTGTAGCTGATCAAGATGTAGTAACTAAAAAGTTTATAACTGATAGTTATACTCCAACAACAAATCTAGGCTCAGAAGTCTTACCAACAATTCAAAGTAATTCTGTTTATTGGGATTCTGCTAATAGTATATTTACTGCTAGTAGATCTTCAGCTGATCAAAAAATAACAGGAGTTGCTCAGCCAACAGCAAACAACCATGCTGTTAATAAACAATACACAGATACAACTTTCCAAACAATAAGTGGACTAAGTGGTTCTGTTGTTCCTTTAGTAACTGCAAATGCTTTAGCTTGGGACTCTGGTAATTCTGTTTATACAGCAAACAATGGCAGCAAT